CGTAATTCTTTTTCCTGTTATTCTCTGAACACCCATTATTTTATACCTCGTTTTTTAAATCTTTTTATTTGTGCAGGTGTTCTACCTGTTCTTTCTAAAATTTTATTTTTTTTCTGTCTTTCTTGTTTTCTATGTTTTGCTGCTTTGTTTGGCATTATCTTGGTCTTTCTTCAATCTGTAATGATGATAATCTTGAACGATGTGCAGTAGCTACAATGTTATGTTTAAAGTTTGGATGTCCTGCAAATAATTGTGGTTCTGTTGTTCCATTGATTTCCCAATAATAATCATTCCAATCCACTATATCACCAGTTTCAGGATAAAAATTTAATGAACCACTTGATAGATTTTCTCTTTGAAAAAACATTTCAATTGATGAATTAGTATCTGCACCAAACTCATCTTGAACAACTTCCGGTTCATTATAATTAATCAAACAATTAACTCTGAATCCTACATCATAATATTTAGCAGTTGATTCACCATAAACATTGTCTTCTGTTCTTTCAACATTTACTTTATAAATATCAACCGATTGACCAATTATTTCGTCAATTAATTCCTCATTCATTTGATTAATTAAATCAAATTCTTTTTGTGGTATAAAAAATGGTTTTGTTTGTGACATTTATTTATCCTATGTATATTTTTAATGGAGCTTTATTTAATACTTCTTGTTGAGCATTTGCAACTTCTTGTTCTGTAATTGCTTGTTCTTTTTTACTAACAGCTTCTAAGAATAAATTTAGTTCTTCTGATAAATTTGCTTTTTCTTCCCTACCTTCTGCTTTCAAAGCTTCACCATCCATAGATACTTCACCATTTGGTAATGGTAATGAAGCGTATTTACTTCTAATGATTCCTAATAATTCTTTGGATAATGCTAATGTGTATTTACGAATCCAATTCCTACCCATTGAATTTATTTCATTATAGGTAATAAATTTGTATGGAATATTTGATGGGTCTGATACTTTCTTACTTGTATAATCTTGAGTTACATCTGTTCTATCATTTTTTTTATAATAATGAAAATATATTTTATTACCGGCATCGGTAGCTTCTGGTCTTGGAAATATTCTCATTTTGTTATTAATTAATTCAAATGAATAAGCTGATTTTCTAATCAAGTCATTTGTTTCAATCGCATTAGCTCTTGCTAAATCATATGATATTGGTCTTAATATATAAGATACTGCTGGTGATACATTACCGAATCCAAATGAATCCAATAATTCTATATTATCATAAGTACCAGCAAATGGGTCATAGAATTTAGATATAGCAGCTGGGCCGTTATTAAACACTCGTTGAACTTCTATTCTATTCACGCCTGTAAGACTTGATTCTAAATTAGCTTCACTTGGTAAATCATATACTTGTTGAGAACCTGTTAAAGTTATTGAACCTGTAAACATTGTAGCATTACCACCAACATTTACAGCTTGTCCGTATTGTTCTGCTAAAGTGAATAATGACATTCCCCCATTTGGAGTTTCAGCTTGATGAGAACCTGTGGAACTAAAATTAGAACCAGTAACAGTGTTTCCATAATGTTCCCACATCCAATTCTTTGTATTGTAGTGATTGATTTGTTGTGAGTATTCCGATACTGCTTCTTCAAAACAAGCATACATTGAACCTGAACCAAACTCCAATTGCATAACTGGATGTCCAAGTTTTGTAGCTACATATTTACATATCGTTAAACTATCTGCCTGAAACGATGTATCGTTATCATATATTCCATGTGGTGTTTGACCTGCTGTATAACTACTTGGGTCTTCATATATAAAATTAAATTTTGACATTTACTATTCTCCAAAATTGGGTATTATTCTTCATATATAAATATCAAATAAAACAAAAAAGGGTGAGATAAAAATCACACCCTTTTAAGTTGTTTAATTATTAATTAAAAATTAATTAATTATTATATTTGACTATCTGCAAATGGTGTCGCCATAGCGCCTGTAGCTATTTGGTTACCACTCACCACCCAAGTTTTAGCTGCTGAAGTACCTAATATAGCTGCACAATGAATTATACTTCCTGCTACACCACCTGTGGTTGAACCATTCAAGGTAATGAAATCATTGTTACCATCAGTAGCTGCTGAGAATGAATCACATTGGTCAGCTGCAGTTGAAGTAAGCTGTGTATAAATCATACCACCTAAAAATCCATGATCATTTGTAGCTGCTTGAATTACATGGTCAGCTGTTGCCGTAATTGCACTAATGAATGTAAAATACATTCCTAACTCTGGTGCTGGTAATGTGAATTGTGATGCACCTGCCGTATCAAATACACAAGTTGCTCCTGAATCTGCAGCGGTTAAAACCACAGTTGTTCCACCGTTTAACTTTACTGTTTTTAAGTGACCACCTGCTAATGATACTTTACTAGTGGCTGTACCACCATCTATTAAAGAAACTGCACTTTCTCTTTTACTTATTTTATATTTTCCTATTCTTGTTGCCATTATTTTTCTCCTAATGTTGAGTCACTACTCTCAGGATTGTTTAATTTTTTTTTTATACTAACCTTGTTTAGTGACTACTTAGGCTAGTAAATTACATTTTATAATTCATATATAAATATCAAATATAAAAGAAAAACCCCCTAATAAAAGGGGGCTTTTCAACTAAGTTTATAAAGATTTAACTTATACTAAGTTTAAGTCTTTACAATGAATTTTACCATAAAATTCAGGTCTAATCATTTTCTTAGCATATCGTGTCATCACACCTTTTCTTGGAGTGAAGTCACTTGGATCATATACTAATGGAGTCATGATTAGTGGTACATATGGAGAATACACCGCACCAGTTTCTAAGAAATTACTTCCTCTGAAACCAACAAGTATTGTATTTTCAGTCATATATGGGTTCTTGTAAACAGTGAATCTGTTTTGCATTGAACCTGCAACTTGAACACCAGCTGCAAACTGAGATTTATTTCCATCTGTAGCCACTGTGTATCCTGGAATAGATTCAAGGATTGTTGCAACAGTCGGTGAAACAACTACGAAGTTAGCACCACCTCTAAGAGTTAATCTTTGGATTTCGTTAGAAACCTTTTGAATTTTACCCAATAGAGTTTGATACCATTCATATCTTGTTCCGTAGAATGTTGTAATGTTCCAATCAGATTCAGCAGAACCAGCACCATCATAGTCCTCACCTGGAGTAGCTGACCAGAAATCAACTGTCACAGCATCTGAGATTAACATATCTAAGATTTCTAAATCAATTTCCATTGAAATGTACTCACTTAACATAGATGTTAATTCAGCTTCAGCGTCAACAGAATGATAAGCATTCAAGTCTTGAGCTAACTCAGGAGACCATACAGCTTTTAGTTTTCTTGTTTTCGCAACGATAGCTTGAGACTTCAATTGTAAGTCAACTTCAGGTATTGCTAATGAATCTGTAGTAGCATTACCAACAGTATCCTCAAAGTCACCTCTTGAAGCTTCAGTTGGTTGTGTTGAGAATAATACACCTAAAGTATCACCTTTAGTTGAAGATGCATCACTATCACCAATATCCGCAAGAGCAGAAGCTGAAACAATAAACTCAACTAATGTTCCATCTGAATTTAGTTTTGTAAATTGTGGTAATAATGAATTTACATTTGAACTAGCAGAACCTGATATTTTAAATGATCTAATAGCCTTATCATCAGCATTTGTTAGTGATGATAATGGAACAGATAATTTAACTAAATGTCCAGCAGATAATGAAGCTGAGTACTCTTGGTTAAAGTTAATATCTTTATAATTTGCCGAAGCTGAATTATAATGAGCACCTGTTGGTGTAGCGTTAGACGCCATACCTGCAAGATCTGTTTTAGTTGCATTTATACTATAATTGTATCTACCTTCACCATACAAACCACCAACACCGTAAGGAGCAGATGAACCTGATGGAGAGTTAGGACCTGATTTACCACCCATTGAAGTTACAGCGCCACCAGGAACAGCAAAGTTTTCATTTACTCCAAAACCATTTGCTTCTGAGCCTGCACTTGTTTTACCATATTTAAAGTCTAAGTAAAATACTAGACCAGATGGTAGATTCATTGGTTGAACTGATACAAAGTCTTGAGCTGCAATCTCACCAAAGATTCTACGAACCAATGGAAGAGCAACACCTGACCATTCTTCTGAACCAGCAGCTACATTAGTACTAGAAACTCCAGTACCACCACCAGTTGAAGAATTTTCTGAAATTAACTGTTTTGCTTGGTTTTCAAGCATTACAGCCATTCCACTTCTTTTAAAATCCTCATTCAAACCATCTAATAAACCAGTCTTATCCCATTTTGAGACAAGAGCTTTTGCTTCATCAGCTTGTTTTTTATAAGGACTTGCGTCTAATAACGCATTGTTTACATAATCACTCATGATTATTTTCTCCTATATTATTTAATTAAACCAGCAAGTTTTTTAAACCTGTTAGCAACTTGTGTTTCTTCAGAAATCACTTTACGAGATTCTTTAGAAGGTTTAGTTGACGCAACAGGTGCACTAGCTGATTCACTTATTGATTTTTTAGTTACAATTGAACCATTATCACCGAACTGTTCTGCAAGTGTAGAATAAACAAGTTTAATCTCTCTTGTAGTTTGAGCTCTGTCAAATGTTTCAACCACTTTTAATTTCTGATTATTATCTAATGAATAAGCTTTAAATAGTTTATTTGTAAATAATAATTTAGCATTCAAGATGTTAACTTCGTGAAGTTTATCTTTCAAGAAATGAACTGCTTCTTTGTATTCTTTCAATTCAGCTTGAATTTCAGTCATACCTTTTTTGCCACCACCTATACCAGATGATACATCAGTATTATCTTCTTTATTGTCACCTTTACCAATTCCAGATGATTTGTCAAGTTCTTCATCGACTTCGTCTTTGTCGTCCTCGTCATCTTCTTCAGTAAGAGCAGCTTCATCGATTTCATACTCTTCTTCAACAGTTTCTTCAGACTCACGCATGTCTTCACCTTCTTCAGCTTCATCTTCATCATCGTCTTCAGTTAATTCAGACTCTAACTCTTTAATGATAGCTTCTAAGTCAAGATTGCTTTCATCCATTTCTTCATCTTCGTCATGCATTCCTTCTTCAGCGTCATCGTGCTCGCCTTCGTCATGCATTCCTTCTTCACGTTCACCCTCTTCAGCTTCGTCATCATGCATTCCTTCTTCACGTTCACCTTCTTCAGCTTCTTCATCGTCTTCACGCATACCTTCTTCGTGTTCACCTTCTTCAGCTTCATCATCGTGTTCGCCTTCATCATGCATATCTTCCTCAGCTTCATCATCCATATCGTCTTCTTTTAGTTTTGCAGACAACATAGATTTGATTTGGGGTGTGAATGCTTCTTCTAAAGCCATTTTAGCGTTCTCTAATGCAGTTTCTCTAACTGCCTTAGCGTCTGCTATAGCTTCTTTTAAAATATCTCCCATGATATTTCTCCTCAATGTATTTTTTGGAATAAGTTTATTAAGAAACTTAATTAATTGTTAAGTTATATTTAGACACCGTAAAAGGAAAGACGGTGTATTAGGTTCTTATGTATATAAATATTAATAATTAATAAAAATCACAACAATTTTTTATGTTTTTTTATACCTAATTGTTTAAAGTCTTCTGTAAGAAAGTTATTATACCATTTAGTCTTTTTTAATTTATTACTAGCTTCAAACAAATCTTTCTTTTTAGCTAAATTGTACAATACACAAGGTGCTTTCTTTCTTGTTTCCAATCCTGCAACTTTAAAATCTTCAAATGGTGAGAACATTAATAACTTAATATCATCCATATCATTTTCTTTTAATTGTTCATTCATAAATTTTTGATATGATTTTCTTTTTATTGTTTTCATATCATCTCCAATATGTAAAATCAATCCAGTCTTGAAATCAGATTCTTTCCATTCTTTAATTACTTCAATAAGTGATTTATCCATATCGGAATTGTACACCATAAACTTTATATTGCCGGTTTGTAAGTCACCAGCGATGAATGGACATATGGGCATATTATTGAATGTGGGATTTGGTGTTTGTAAGAAATCCAAATATTCAAATAATTTATCAATTATTTGTTCGTGAGTATTAATTATCTTGTTCTTTTTCTTTTAATACTTTATAATGATTTCTTAATTTTGCAAGATTTATTTTTTCTCTTTTGATAATCGATGGTTTAATAAAATGTTCTCTTTTTCTCAAGTCTTGCATTAAATCTGAATTTTTTACTTTTCTTTTTAATCTTTTTAATGCTTCTTCTACATTGTTGTTAAAAACCGTTACTGATAACCCTATTGAATTGTCTTTAGGTTTTTTCCTAAAGTTTCTTCTTTTTTTCATTTACACCTCTTATTTATATTATTGAACAAGGTAATAATTCCCATATTAGTTTTGCACCATATGCGAATCCACCACCTAAAATTGTAACCACTGCATCTGGTTTACTAAATTTTCCGTAACTCTTATAATCATAGAGTTCTTTTCCTATACCTACGATACTTAATACTATCCAACTACTTGTTATACCCATTACCATTCCACCAACGACAAAATGCATAAATTTGTCTGTTCCGAATTGTAATAGAAAGTCATTTAGTTTACTCATATTATCCTCTCGGGTTTAGTTTGTTTTTCATAAAAAATTCTACTGCTTTATTATATTTTGCTTTTGGAATACCACTCCATTCAAGTCCTTTACTACCTTTATCATTTAATGACCAATTTACAACTGATTCACCTGAT